CCCATAATATTCTCCTAATATATTATGCAACTACGAAACCGTGTCCGCCGATTACATTCCAGTTTGAATTTTTAAATATACATACAACTGTTTCACCTTGAGCATTCAAAGTGATAGTAGTACCACCACGTAAGTTAGTAGGTGTAACTACAACATTATTAGTTCCTGATGTTGATGTATTGATAAAAATCTTTAATTGTCCATCAGAACCATCTGCTAATGAAATAGCACCAGTCGCTGCTGTTGCGTTTATTTCAGTCACAGCAGTTGTTACGTTTGCAACCTGTGATGAAGCGTCAGCAGTTATTGCTTGTGAAGTTTGTGCTAAACCTAACCATGAAGGTATATTGTTAAACACATTCTCTGCTGATATTTTTTTATTGATTGGTGTCCCTGCTGGGTCATCCACTACGTGGAACAAGTCAGCCGTAGCCAACGAGTCACCTAAATCGGTCAATGCCGTTATTTTCTTGTCTGCCATTTTTCTCTCCTGTTAACCCTTTCGGGGATGCTACTCTAGGTAATTGCCTAGATCAATTTGTTCATATAGTATATATAAGGGCACTTTGAGCGCCCTTATACATTTAATTTATTAACTGTCAGGTGTAGATAAATCTTCACCGTCACCAGATATAGTTGAAGCGGCAACTAGAGTTTCGTATTGTACTCTACCTGCACGACCACCTGTACCTACAGTTTTCTTAACCCAACCTACGTGAGCGATTTCTGTACTATTGTTAGCTGCAACATTACCTAAACCAAGACTTGCAGTAGCAACAGCAGTTGCACCAGTAAGTGTATGTGCTGTACCACCAGTTGCAACAGCAGTTAAATCAATTTTAGTTCCTGCTAATGCGTTAGCATGTGAAGTTGCAAGACTAATTTTGTTTGCTGTTCCAGATTTGATTAAGTAATATACAGTTCCGTTAGTAAGGTTTGCCTGAGCACCACCACTACCTTGTGCGTATGTAACTGGTTCTCCAGTTGCAATTACAGCGTACATTGCTGATGGGATAACAATCTCATCATCTGCCACAATCAATACTGAAGTATCTGTTAAGTCTAAACTTCCAGAACCAGTAGGAGCAGCAACTGTTACAGCTGGTGCAGATTGATAGTCAGAACCTACGTTAGTAATTGTGTAACCTGTAACTTTACCACCAGAGATGGCTGCAGTTGCAGTTGCTTGGATACCTTCAAGTGTTTGTGCATTGTTACCTGTACCTGTCAAGTTGATTGCTGTACCAGCATTCGCATTTGAAAGGTTAGTAGCAAGTTTAATATTGTTTGCATCCGATCTAATTACAAAGTAAGATGTGTTGTCAGCTAAACCAGCAAGAGCAGTACCACTACCGTCTTGGTATTTAACTTCAGTTCCAGTTCTTATATTGTGACCAGTGATCTCAATTGAGTTAGTTCCAGTAGTAACTTTTGCTGTTGCAATAGTTCTTACTGTTGGTGCTGGAATTGTTACTGTTGGTGCAGAACCTCTATAAGTGTTACCACCGATAGATGTTACTGTTCCTAGTGTTACACTACCAGTTTGTAGTGATGTGATATTGTCAACCGCAGCTACTGCTTCACCAGCAGTAACACCATAGACATCTGAATCTATGTGAGGGTTTGATCCTTGAAAATTAATTGGTGGTCTTGTGACTGTAGCCGCAACACCAGATTCTGTTGATCCACTAAAATTTTCAGTTAGTGTTAGTGCAGTATCAGACGCAACAGCTTTTACTCTACTTCTAACTCCACCTGCAGAAATAATAACGTCACCGATTTTTACTTGGGGATCAAAGTTTGTCCCAGAACCAGTAACAGAAGCATTTCCACTAGTGAAAGTCATAGTGCCTGTCAGCGCAGAACCGTCATTCATACTCCATGAGCTCATATGTTTTCTCCTTGTTAGGACAAGTGTGTCCCATTCTTTTTAAATAATTAATTAATTATTGTTATATAACTAATACTATTTATAAGATTAAAAGCCTAGTCTTTTGAGTTGGGCGATAGTTTTTGATGTGTTTGTGTGATGTATGCCAGTACCACCAGCATTGATAAACTCTTTTACGTTCTTCTCGTAATCGTCAATAAGAATAGACGGATTGCCTTTTTTAGCAAAGAGTTTCTTTTCTTTTCTTCTAACAAGGTTTATCTTTGATCTGTTAGATATACCTGCATTTTTACTTAACCATTTAGTCTTACCAGGTATACAGTTAGGGTCATAAGACTCTTCTACGTATGCTGATAATATATGTGGATCAAATTTTGATATGTAAGACCATAGTTGTCTGCCACCAGGCATCCAAGGTAGTGTTGACCAAAAGTCTTTTTTCTTTTTGATATGCGACCACTTCTCTCTACTTGATGGTATATTCATCCATTTGTTGATTGACATACCTGTAGTTTTCTGAGCGCCTGTTTTAAAGTCTGCAAGCACTCCATCCATGTCGCAATATATGATAGGTTTACTCATAGTGTTTCCTTATACTATTATACTATCATATAATAGTGCTTTTGTCAATTGACAAAATGTCGCAACTAGATAGGTCTTGCTGATGGCTCAAGGTCTATAACTGCAGCCTTTTGACCTGTGTCTGTTTTGCCATTGTTTCCAAGTCTAACTAGTTTAGTTTCTTGTCTTAACTTGTTAAATGGTTTCTTTTGATCTGTCTTCTTCATAGCAGCGTCTTTTTTATCTTGGTTTGTTTTCTCACCATGATCGTCCTGATTTACTGCTTCATTTTTTGGTACACAGTTAGGGACTTGTTTGCCACCTTTCATTTTAGTACCAACTTGTTTATGAGAATCCCAACACGCTTCATCTACTTCTTTATGTTTTTTAGAACTAGTAATCTTGTCGCCGATTTTATTACCTACAGCTGTACCAGCAGCCGCTGCCGCTGTTCTTCCTAATGCCATTGCCGCAGGATTTTCTTTCATTGCTTTAGATATTGCTTTTCTTCTCTTATGTAAAAACTTATCAGATGAATCTGTATCGCCATCGTTGTCAATGTCTTTATCTTTTCTATCGTCAAACTTTTTCTTAACTGCGTCTTTGTTAACTGGATCCATTCCTTCACTTACAGCTCTTCCTGATCCTAAATTTTCACCTTCTAAAGTACCTCTAGTTGCTTTTTCAGCAGCGTCAATTCTTTTTTGTAGTTCTTTTTCTGCCTTAGGTTTTGCCTCAGCAGCGTCTTTACCACTTGCTTTTATTGTGCCCTCGTACTCTTTAATAGCGTCACCATCACCTCTTTGTGAAGTTGATGGCATATATAATTCAAAATTGTAATCAAAAGCATAAGTGTTTTCTTTTATAAAACTTTCACTTACAACTTTACTTGCGATTTCTTCTAGTGATCCTTGTTTACTTTCAAAGTATTTTTTTTCTACTGATAATTTTACGTCTGATACTGGTTTTGAAAAGGCAACTTTTTCAGAAGCAATTGTATTAATTTTATCCTCTAAGCTATCTTTTTTTGTATCAAAATATTTTTTGTTCATTACTTTTTGCTCCTTACTTTCGCTGCTAAATCTTTATCTGCTTTACCCCAAGTACCAGATGATTTAGTTACGAAACTGTTAACTCTTGCCATAGCCCATTGTTGTGGTGTAGTACCTGGTCTATGACCACCTTTCCATGCAGCCATTCCTCTATCGTAAACTTTCTTTAAGATAGAATAAGGCATACCTGTTTTTTCTGCTTTGTTTTTTACAGCAGTAATCGCTTCAATAAGAGATTTTGCTGGGTGTACTTGTTCTTTTTTCATTTTACTTCTTAACTGATCCATTTTCATTTGTATGGTCTCTATATCATTTTTAGCTATAGCCATAGGTGTCTTGTCTTTAGACTCACCTGGATCTAAATCTTTAAGTTTAGTTTGTAACGCCATTTGACGTGTTCTTAATTTTGCCATGTTCTCAGCGTCTTTAGAAGCATCCTCAATTAATTTTGAAAGATGAGGTACGTTTGCTTGTCTGATTGCCAACTGTGTAGGTATGTCTAATCTTTTAATCATAGCCTTTACAGCGGGTGTAACGTCTGAAGCTTTCTTACCTTGCCATACTTTTTTAATATTTGCAATTTGTGTAGGGTTCATTTTACTTCTTAAATAATCACCCACATCTTCTTTCTGCATTCCTTTTATATCAGGACTGTTGTCAGATTTAAACTTGATGTTACCTCTTAAAGTATCTTGTGTAACAGTTACTTCTTTGTTACCTTGTGATCTGTATTCTTTTGCTTTGTTGTCAGCAGAGTCTTTTGTTTTAAAAGGTGACGCATATCTTTTGCCATCTTTACCTCTCCATCTAACAACGTAAACAGTTGTAAACTCGTTTAGAGATTCGTAATCCCAACCACTTCTATATCTTGTTACCATTTTTTGCAACTCCAATATCTTGCTTTCCATTTAGGTCCTGGATTATCACAGTTATGTCTTGCTCTGAAGCTCTTTCTTCTTGCAGGATTATCTGCTTTGATTTCCATATTAGGATCACCAAATGATACTTTTACTATATTGTCGTTAGGTCCTTTTGTGTAAACATAAAACTTTTTAGAACCACCTCTAACAGGTTTGTTCAAAGTAACTTTCTTACCTTGATGTTCTGCTTCTGCAATTTGTGATGGGAAGATTCCCCACTCGTCTGCTTCTTCTTTCATAAAGTCCTTAAATGTTAACTTAAAGCCTTCAGTAGCACCTAAATCTTTTCTCATTTCTGCTTTAGATTTATTGTACTTTCTTTGAAACTCCTCTGGATCTAAACCGCCTTCGTCCTTAGTTTTAAGGTCTATTGCGATATCTTTCATTCTTCCTTCTTGCATATTACTATTGGTGTCAATCACTTTATTGAACATTTTATTGTATGTTTCTTCAATTTTAGATTGCCACTCTTCCCCATATCTTTCCTTATATTTATTAATCGTTTCTTCTTTACTTGCCCATTCTTCTATATCTTTTAGCTCAACTTTTTTGTTGTCTGTCATGCTTATGTCCTTACTTGCGTTAACATTAATTAAATTATCACTATGTTTACTTGGACTATAAGAACCACCTTGATACTTAGGATTGTAGTGTTTTTCCCCTGGTGTTATTGAAGATGTATATTTTGCCCAATCATGCCCTATTTCATAGGCTTCTGGTATACCGTCAGTATTAAATTCTGCACCTCTTTTTTCAGGTTCTCTTTCTGATTTTGTCTTCAATTCTCCATACATTTGTTTGAAACGTTTTGTATGTTTACTAGGTTTTGTTTTTGCTACTTTGTCAGCAGGCGATTGTTTATAAGCAGACTTATCACTATCTGATTTTTTACCTTGTTTTTCTAGGTGTTTATCGTGTGATTTTTTCTCTTTGTCTGATAGACCTGCAACGTATTTTTTAGGTTGATCTGTTTCTTTATCATACGCTAATTTTCTTTTCTCTTTTAAGCTCATTGATCGTTCCTCTAATTTAACTGAATAGACAGGAGTTTCCATAATATTATATAGCCAACATTTGTGTAGGCTCATCTCCTCGTCTTCCAAGGTAACATAGTTTGTTCCTCTTCTTACAATGACACCAGTTACATTACTTTCCATATCATCAACTATATCTCCTACATCATATAAATGCTCTGAAATATATTTGTCCCTTAATGTCATCTTATCTAACTCCTCTTTTGTTGAGGCAGTTATAAATGGTTTAAATCTAAATGCACTATCAGCGTCAAACGAAGCCGCTAACATCATTCCTTTTCTTACATTTCTGAATAGGTCTTGTGCATTTTTTGAGTTAGCAAAACCAGATGGCAGTCCTTTTTTGAAACTTGCAAAGTCTTTTGATTTTGCAGCCGATCTCATTTTACTAGCACTCATTCCTGTAGCACCTTCAGCGTCAGGATCTCTTTCTCCTGCTGAAGCTACAGATATACTATCAAAGTCATATAGACCATGACGGCTCTTAACGCCGTTATATTTTTTTAAGATAGTATCAAATTCTCTTACTCTATCACTACCTGCAACCATCGTTATGTTTGAGTAACCTTTTTTATATAAATCAGTTACAATATCCAATATCATGTTTGATGGATTAAGTAGTATGTTTCTATTATGTCTAGGAAACATTTGTTTCATTGTTGCTAATTTAACTCTAGCATTCAATGGGTTTTTAGATGTGTCTTCAGATTTACTTAAATAAATTCTGTAGTCATCTGTTCTTTGTTGTGCCACTTTGTTAATAAGTTTTTCGTGTCCTATTGTAGGTGGGTTAAAACGGCCAAAGGTAAATGCTATTGATCTACCTTTGGCCTCTTTTATATTAGATAACGATTTTAGTTCGGAAGGTGTAATCTTACCATCTTCCATGATCTCTTTCAACTTTTTGAAAAATTTGAGATAATGATACTTTTCTAACATTTTATAAATCACATTTTTCGGAAGTCGGTTTTTCACACCAAACTTTCTAATCTCGTCTGGCGACATATCTTTACTAAAAGCGTCCTTTCGGTCGTTGATAGTCTTGTCACCAATATCAATTAGAGTGTTAATAGAATCTTTAATCTCATCTAGCTTTTTAGAAACTAAACTTGACAAGTTATCAATATCGGAGCTTGTCAGGTCTTTTAGTTCCTCATAATCAATCATATCCCTTACGAGTTCACCTTTAACAACATCTATTTCAGAAACACGCTTCTGAAAATCCGTAACGTATTTTTCGGGTTCAAAGGTGCCAGGTTCTGGTTTTTTAATCCACTTGTTAGAGTCGATATCAAAAGTACCATCAGCCATGTCCCTTGCCTTATTAAATGTTACAGGATCTATTATGGAAAAGTAGTTGATAGGATGCTCTGTGCCTGGTATATTTTTACCATTTATCTGTCCTTGATATTCTCTTATCTCATCATGTACCTTTTCTTGTTCTGCTTTTGAACCAGGTATATCAAATAAGATATTAACATCTAGGTCGGCGTCAGCCCTATATTGTTTTGTAAGTATTGAACCTATCAAGGTATACTTAACTACTTTACCAAATTTTTCAAATGTCTTTATACCATCAAGCACCATTTTCTTAACTGATGGTTTTAATTCTGGATTAGGTGTATCTGCTTTTGTAAATACGCCTGGTGCATATGTCTTTCTAGGTATGTCTATGATACTCTCACTAAAAGACTTTCTGTTTAAATTAATTTTAGGATAAATTTCTTGTGCCATCTTAACACTTGCCTTGTGATCTGAAGGATAATGCCAACCTGCATATACTCTTCCCATACCACATTCATCAGCAGCGTCAATCAAGCCTTCTCTATGTTCAGGATACTTTTCTGCATAGTATTCACCAATCAATCTACTTTGTAAACTGTGACCACTAGGGTATGCTGGCGTCTTCATACTATCACTAACAAGTGGCATACTATTAAAATCTAATTTCATTGAGTCTGCAAGGTGATATGGTCTTGCTCTCTCAAACTTGTTCTTAAATTTTCTAGCGATAGCCGCACCTGTTTCAGCGATCTTATCTGTATTAGGTTTATCTATATCTAAATTGTTTTCTTTTAGATATTTTTCTATTGCATATTCTGATTTAGGATCGTGGTTTTTTACTGATTGTTCAATCGCTTCGTTTCTTTGTTTGAACATACCTTGCATTGCTGTCATCTCAGCCTTTGTTGCTTTAGATGTATTAGTGCTAGGTTTAGAACAAGACAATTCGTCTATGTTACCTGTGTAATTCTTAATAGGTTTTTCTTCTACCTTTGCGTGTCTTAAATTTTCTATGTCTGTAAAATCTTTAAACTTCATCTTTTACGAGCCTCTAATTCTTTTTTCATCCATTGTTTGGCCTTATAATTTTGTACTGGCGATGTAATATATCTTCGTACTAGTTTGCCAATTCTGTTCATTGTAAGAGTGACTAACTCTAAATCAGATTTATTATTATCTACAATAAGAAACTTACTCATACCAAATAGTCTTTGAAACTTACCAATATTATTTTGTACACCTTCCCAACTAGACTTTGTAATATACTGTGGGATAGTTCTTTCACGTCTGGCGTTTCTTGCCAATGCGACTTCTAAACTTGTATTAACAAATATCATATAACTATCATAACCCATTTGTTGTAACATGTTATGGTTTCTACTAATAACATCATAATCTCTACCTGTACTGTCAATTACTAAACCAAGTCTGCCTTCTACATATTTATCTAATTGAGATATAGCAGTTTGTTTTGCACGGCTTCTAATTAAGTTTCTAAAGTATTGTTCTTCGTCTGGCATATTTAAAGATAGATTTGCTTTCTTTAAGTTTCTTTCAAATGTAGTATCTGAATTTACAACTTTTAAACCTGTACCTGCAAATGCTGATTGGGTTACAAACGTTTTACCAGAACCAGGACCACCTGCTAAAAAGAACGCTTTAAATATACCTGGGTCATAAATGCCTTCAGATAAATGTTGTATAAAACTATTGACCGCCATCTTCTATCTTTCTTATAATTTCTTTTGCTGTGTCTTCAGGTGTACCACCCTCAGCACTTATGTTAATAAAGTTATCTTTTTTTCTAAAGTATTCTACAACAGGACCTGTTTCTTTTTTGTATAGTTCTATTCTGTTGCTTATAATCTCTTCCGTATCGTCTGCTCTACCTCTTGCAAGTAATCTACGTAATACTTCTTCTCTACTTACATCTAAAAATACTGCATAATCATAACCTATTTCGTTCTTTTCCATGTCTTCAACTTGTTGCATGTATCTAGGCCAACCATCTAATACATAACCTTTAGGTGATTGCTCTACTTTGTTTTTAATTAACTCTAATACTATATCGTTAGGAACAAACTCTCCTCTATCTATAATACTTTTTGCAATCTTACCTATTTCTGATCCTTTTTCTACTTCTTTTCTCAACATGTCACCTGGGTAAACGTGAGTAATATCATATTCTTTAACAAGGTATTCTGTATAGGTTGATTTACCTGAACCAGGTCCACCTAACATAATAATTCTTTTACGACCCATTGCCTCAAATATAAAATCTCTAAAACTTTTCATCCTTTTATCCAGTTCTTAGCAAGTGTAAAGTTAGCAGTACTAAACTCTAATCTATCTACTAGTTTAACTGCGTTGCCCATTCTATCTACAGCAACGTAGCCTTCAGGATTAGTTACTACGAAACCATTACCTTTTTGTAGAAACGTTCCCATTGATTTAATCTGATTCATTTTATTAACTAGAAAGTTTTTTACTTTTTGTAAAGTTATGTAACTAGCAATTGCAAAGTAAATATCATTTTCGTTGTTATCAATAAATCTTAAACCTTCGTTTTTTATTTGTTCATATTTCTTTTTAGCATTAGCAGTTTTTTTCTTTGACGCCTCGTCATCTAATACTTTAGCATAATATGTTTTAAATTCTGATTGTAATTTTCTGACATTCTGTATAGTCTGTCCTGCTCTTATTTGTGTATTGAAAAATATCTTTAATCTCATACCTACTGACAACATACTATTTTGTCTTTTTAATAATTCTAAAACCTTTTTACCTTTTGATATTGATCCCATTGCCATTCTCAACATACTATCATATTGAGCGCTTTCTGTTGTTGTAAATGTAGCAACACCAGATGAGTCTTTATAACTTGCGTCATCAAAAAATACTGCTGGCGTCTTTGCAAAACGATTTACATTGACGCCAAAGCTTGCCTTCAGATTAGCCATCTTTCTTCCTGTGTAACTAGTGTGAAAGATAATACCTAATTTAGCTCTTCTAATTTTTTTAGCAAGATCAGTATTTTCTGGTACGGCATAAGTTATAGTATTAGGTGTAAACGCAATAGCATCCTCACCTCTTATAGATACCGACTTCAAATCTCCTGGTGTAAATAACAAGTCGCCTTGTACAACACCACGTATACCAAGTTTTGGTAATTCTTTTAAACATACAGATAGTTTATCTACTAAACCACCTGCGTGATTTTTTCTAATGTCTGATTGTGTGTAATTGATTTTAGGAGTTACGTTGAATACAGATTTTGATCCTACAAAAAATCTGCCGTTTTCAGGATTGATACCACAGAAAACTGCTGGTGCACCATCCCATTTAACAGATACGTTTAATTTTCTACGTGATGATCCAACAAGCATGTTTCTTATAGATTTAAGAAACTCTACAGCGTTGACACCACCCTGGTATCCGTTATTAATAATTTCGTCTTCTAAATGTTCTAAATGAGTGTTTTTTGCCTCATTTAAATACTGTTTAAAACTATACATTTTTCTCCCACTATACCCATTATATCAAAAAATTACGCTCTTGTCAAGCGAAAAATTACACCTATCCCATTAATAAATCACTAGTTACTAGACTATTTATACTAATAAAGTTTGCCGAACGGCCCGAAAGGAAAAACACTACGACCTATCTTCTGGCATAAGAAGATTAGATCGGTCATATACTCATGGATTTCATCTTTTTTAAATTTAGAAACCATGTGTAAAAATCTCAACTGTAATAATTTATTGTTAGCAATCCATGGTGTTTTACCATCAAACGCTACTCTCATATTGTTCACAAAATCTTTAGGCATAATATTTGTTTCTATAGGTATACCTTTTTGTTTCATATTATTAACTAACTCACCATACATTTTATCAAATTCTTTTTCTACTTTATCAAATTCTTTTCTATTCTTTGGTTCATTCTTTGCGTCATTGATAAATTTTGATTTGTATGGTTTACCAGCAGTTAATTTAGTTACTAATGCTAGAGGTGCTTTACCTAGTCTAGCAGCGTCACCTCTACCAGTACCCTCTATCTTTAAATTAGCTAACCTTGATGATGTATTACCTTTAACTTGAAACTTTGCAACTTCTTGGTTATTGATACCTAGTGTTAGTACTGCGTCTTGTGTTGTAAAACCACCTGACTTACCTTTGCCGTATGTTGATAGATCAAACTTGACTTTATATAGTTTATAATCAAACTCGCCTTTTTTATTTTCTACTGCTTTGAAAAACTTATCATCTAAATTTACTTCTTGGTATCTTGCTTGAGCACCTGATATAAGTTTGAGTGATAGGCCTACAACTTTTCTATCTTTATACAATTTTCTCATTACCTGATTAAGTTCTTCTATAGTTTGTGTACCTTTAGGACCTTCTAGTTCTTTTAGTATAACTTCTCTATTGACTTGTCGTTTATCAATTAACCATATGTCAGCAGGATTGTATGAGTCTTTATTTGATATGCCAAAGTAACTTCTTATAGTTTTCATAAACCACATCATAAAACCATCTTTATCGTCCCTATCAAAAACAGTAAATTTTGTGTTAGAAAACTCTTTTAATATTCTTTCATTTTGTTTGTAAAATGTTTTGAACCAGTTTTCTTCTATCTTTTGTATGTAGGGAATTTTGTAATTGAATAATTGTGTTCTATCTTTAACAAATATTTCTTTTAAACCTTGTACGGTTTTTTGATCTTTGATAATTGATTCTGGTGATGTAAAGTTTATATTATCTACGAAAGATCGTTTGCAAATAAAAGCAGTAGCCTTTTCTTGCATTACTGTAAATTCAGCGTCTTTTACATTGATACCATTGAGTGTTGCCATACATATATTTATCTACGGCCTCTGCTTCTTGCTGGTGAATTATAGTTTGTTTTCCCTTTATCTGTAATCCTTTCTGACTCACTTCTACAATCAAAGAAAGGTGGGAAACCAAAGACGCCAAACGTCTTATTATTATTCTGAAACTTTGTTAACTTCTTAACATCTTCCTCAAAGAAAGACTCTTTTAATACGAGTTTACTAGGCATTTCAACGCAACGCCATATAATAT